CTCCTTTGGTTACAAACAACACGAACTTATGCAGGACATAGCCCTGACAGTTGGTGCTACTTATTTTTCAGAAAAGACAGGAGACGATTTAAGCATCGTAGAGTTTAAAGACCTAGGCCATGCGGCTAAGGTTATTGTAGGCAAAGATTCTACTATAGTTATAAAAGATAACAAAGAGACAGAGGATATAGTTCAGGAGCGGGTTAAACAATTATGGGAGGCTCACGACCTAGCCAACAAGAAAGCAGATAAGGATTTTATATTGTCGAGAATTGCATCGCTTACAGGCGGGATAGGTGTTATATATGTTGGCGGTAACACCGACCTAGAGCAGAAAGAACTTTATGACAGAGTTGATGATGCAGTCTGTGCGGTGCGCTCGGCTTTATTAGAAGGAATCCTACCCGGTGGAGGGCTGGCGTTGTATGATTTTTACTTTTACTATCATGATAAATCCGTAAACTATCAATATTCTGAATCAAAAAAAATTGCTTGCGCAATTTTGCGAGACGCGCTTCGCGCGCCAATATCTCAAATACTTTGGAACGCAGGATTATATTTAGATGATATATATGATATGACTAAAGACGTAAGCCATCTTCCCAACAGAGGCTATGATGTGAAAAATGGAGTTTATGGGGATATGTACAAGATGGGAATCATAGACCCTATGAAAGTAACCAAGAGCGCACTTCAAAATGCAGTATCGGTTGCTATTACTATTTTATCTACTAACGCCATAGTAACTATGGCACGAAGCTACGAACAAAAATGAACTGGCCGGAGATAATATCGGGAATAATTTGCTGGGAACTTTTCAAGCTTATAATAATTAAATGGTGGTACGAAATATTTAAGAATTAATAGAATGTATACTGAATCTTTTACATATTGGAAATTTGATAAAGCGCTAGATGATAAAATGTGTGAGCGTATTTTAAGTTTAGGAGAAAATAAGTTTAGTAAAGCAGTGGTTGATTCAGGAAATTTAAAAAAACTTAGAGACTCTTCTGTTGTTTGGCTAAATGAAAAATGGTTGTATGATTTAGTTTTTTCATATATGAGTTCAGCAAATGAAAACTCTGGTTGGAATATAGATGTTGATGCCGCGGAAAATATGCAATTGACCAAGTATAGAAAAAAAGGTTTTTATGAATACCATAAAGATGGCTCAGGTTTTAATAAGCATAATCTACCAGGCTCTCCTCATATTCACAATAAGTGTAGAAAGCTTTCTATGACAGCTCTTCTTAATGATACATTTGAAGGCGGTGAGTTTGAGTTTTATGAAATACCTACATTAGAAATGAATAAAGGGGATATTGTATTTTTCCCTTCTTTTGAATTACATAGAGTAAAACCTGTCACAAAAGGCGTTCGCCATTCTTTAGTAACTTGGTTCTTAGGACCTCAATACAAATAATATGAAGCAAACAATTTTTTATCAAGCTTCTCTTCCGAGAGCAGGGTCAACACTACTCCAAAATTTGGTAGGTCAAAATCCTAAATTTCATGTCACTCCAACTTCAGGAATGATTGATATAATGCTTGGTGCTCGTATTGGATATAATGAAGATACATATTCTAAAGCAGAAGATACTGAACAACGTAAGAAATGTTTTTATTCTTTTTGCACAGAAGGTTTAAAAGGGTATGTTTCTGCATTAACAGACAAACCTTACATTTTAGATAAGAACAGAGTATGGAGTTCTTATTATTCACTTTTAAATGAAATAATGCCTAATCCTAAAATAATATATATGGTTAGAGATTTAAGAGCTGTATTTGCTTCTATGGAAAAAAAGTTTAGAGCAAATCCTGATATTAACGATGGGACTCGTAATAATAATACTTTAGAAGGAATTACTACACAGCTTCGAGTAGAAAAATGGGCCGTAAGACAACCTATTGGATATTCTATAAATAATTTAAGCCAATCGTTTTTGGAGGGATACGCTCAGAAATTTTTTTTTATTCGTTATGAGGATTTGTGTAATAACCCAGAGCCGGTGTTAAAAGATATGTATGAGTTTTTAGAATTAGATTATTTTAAACATAACTTTAAAAATATACCGCAGATAACAGTTGAAGATGATACAGTTCATGGAATATATGGAGACCACACAATAAGAAACACACTGGAAATGTTGCCTGATGATTCAAAAGAAATATTAGGAGATTTTACACAAAGATGGATTTACGATAATTTTAAATGGTTTTTTGATACTTTTAAATACGAATTATGATATATTGGTTTACAGGGCAGCCCGCTCACGGAAAAACAATTCTAGCAAATATGCTTGCAAAAGAAAAGCCAGATGCTTTTAGAATTGATGGAGATGATATGAGAGAGTTGTTTTCAAATAAAGACTACTCAATTAAAGGAAGAGTAGAAAATGTAGGTACAGCTCAACGGTTAGCTCATTATCTTCATAATCAAGGAAAAGATGTTATTGTGTCTTTAGTTTCTCCATACATAGACCAAAGAGAAGATTTTAAAAAATTGTTAGGTAATGATATAATAGAATTTTATATTCATACATTTGCAAGTAGAGAGCGTGATTCTTTTAAGGCAATTGCATATGTCCCTCCTCAAGAAAATTTTATAGACATTGATACAACATTTGATACACCTGAAGATTCATTTAAAAAAATATTAGATGCAATATAGTTTATTTATAGGAAGATGGCAGCCTTTACATAAAGGTCATTTATGGTTGATAAACCAAAGATTGAAAGAAGGAAAGAATGTATGTTTGGCTATTAGAGATGTAGAGCCAAATAAGAATCAACCTTGGACCGCAAAAGAGATTGAAAAAATGGTACATGAGGGTGAGTTAAAAGACCTTATTGAAGACGGAAGAGTTATTACAACTATCATTCCAGATATAGAGTCTGTTAATTACGGAAGAGGAGTGGGTTATGAGGTTATAGAACACATTCCTCCAAAAGATATTAAAGAAATATCAGCGACAAAAATAAGAGAGCAAATGCGTAAAGACGGAAAGCTATAAAGATGAAACCAATAGGAATAAACATTGTAATCAAAACCATTGAGGAAGAGATTAAAACTTCTTCAGGCTTGTTGTTATCTTCAGAAGATGCTAACCAGCTAAGATACAAAAAAGGAAAAGTAGTAAAACCAGGGACAGATGTTACTGTGATATCAGAAGGGGATGAAATATATTATGATAAGAGAGCTGGATATACTATGCTCATCAATAATGAACCTTACACGATTATTTCTCAGAACGATGTCGTTGTTGTTTTATAAACTCATTCATTTCTATTATCATGTTGCGATACACTTTATCGGAGTATGATACATTTTTAGCAAACATAGGGTTTGATGTTTGAGATGTAGGTATCTCTTTACCCTCTAGCTTATCATATATAGATTTTATTACTCGTTTAGTTTTGTAAGACAGACAGTATACAGCTTTTCTTCCCCTGTGTCCTTTACGGAAAACTTCTATCCAACCTTCTTGTCTTAACTTTTCAAATCTATTTTTATTCCATCCGAGCAGATTGTTAAAGTCTTGGAATCTTCCTTTGTCGAAATATTGCTCCGACCTTAAAAAAAGAAGCATATCTAGCTCTTGAGCATTGAGTCCATACTTAGCTTTTATAAAGTATCGAACTACTCTCCAGTATTTTAGGTAATCAGATTGCATTGAATTTAATTTAGTAAATTTGTACAAAGATATTTATAAAATAGCTATGGAGAAAAATGCCCAAAAAGAAATAAGACATTACGCAGGAGCAGCTGGAATTTTTTTAGTTGTAGTCGGATTGTTATTATTTTTATCTTACAACCAAATACCATCTGATAACAAAGATTTATTTGTTAGTATTGTGGGGGTTATATCAGGTTCATTATCAGTAATTTTATTTACTATCATTGGCCGTAACCCTAACGAAGTTCAGGAGCTTAAAAGTGCGAACGAAAAACTTGAAGGTCAAGTTACTCAGCTCATCCAACAAAAAGACGAGCTTGAGGGTATGTTAATTGAAATGCAAAAAGAGATAGTAGATAAACTTTCTATTGCTGGAGTGTATTTTGAATTAAAGGATAAAAATGGGAAAGTCGCTAAATAGAAGAGGCAAGTATAGTCACTGTACTAGAGCGCAAAAAAAAGGAAATAATAAACCTGCTAAAAGAAAATAAAATGGCAAAAAAAAATATAGACCCTAGTACATTTCTTTTCAGAAACACAACAGTAGAGAAGTTTCTAAAAAACATGGATGCTAAAAACAAACCAGGAAAGAAAAGAGAGAATAGTTTTGAAGGACCCTTTGGAACTGGATTCAAAACAAAAAAACCTAAAACAACAGCTTAATTATGCCTACAGTAAAATACAAATGCATGGATAGCGGGAAGATGAAAACAAAATCTTTTCCATATAATGCAGTCGGAAAAGCACAAGCCACAGAATTTGCAAAAACAATGAAGGGTTCAATTAAAAACAACCCTAACAAAAAAATGACTGAAAGTGGCTACTAAAGGAAGAACCAAGAAGAAAGGTAACAAGATATGTCCAGCAGGAATAGCCTGGGCAAAACGAACTTTTGATAAATATCCGTCTGCATATGCAAACATGGCGGCAAGTAAATATTGTAAAGACCCTAATTATGGCAAAAAGTAAAATGGATTATAACGGCATAGGCTTTTCAAACAAGTCTATAGACAAGCTAACACAAAAGCAAAAATATATTGCAAAACAATCAGGCAATCCAAATAAGATTGAGGCTTCTGATTTTAAAGCTTTGAGAAAAAAATAATGGGGGAAGAAATAAAGCGACTAGAGGAGTTAAAAAAAAATACATCGGATTTTGGAGAGCAAATGGAAATAGCAGACAAGATTCATAACATTAAAATGAAAATGAACGGCACAAGACCGTCAGACTCTTTTATAGAGTGTGTAGGTTGCGGTTCTTAAATTTAGCATATGGGAGAGTTAAAAAAATGGCGTGACCAGAAATGGGTTCGTATCGGAACGGATGGAAGGATTAAAGGAGCTTGTGGAACTAGCAAGAACAAAAAAAATCCAGACCGATGCCTTCCTTTAGCTAAAGCAAAAAGATTAAGCAGGCGAGCGCTTGCTCAAACAGCCAGAAAGAAAAAAGCTTCTGGAGGTAAAAAACAATTTGTGAGTAATACTAATACAGTTAGAAACGCATGAGTACAATACCTACAGGAACAAAATTTCACGGAGTAGCCCCTAGTGTAGATACGGTAGATAAGGGGTCTGCTCTTATAGACACATTAAGAGAGGCTTATACTATAGACGAGATAGCTTCTTATACCTATACAGGAACAACGGCTATTTTAGAGCCTGAGTTTATGACAGTAACTCCAGGAGGTTCATCGACTATAACAACAGATAAGAATATAGTTGATTTAACATGGTCAGGTGGTTCAGGGACTCATACTTTAACTTTACCTTCAGCAGCAGCGATACCCTATCGTTTTTTAAGAATAGTTAATGATTCAACTGTTGGTGCGCAGGACAAGGTAGATATTGCTGCGCCTGGCACTGAAACAATTGACGGCGTTGCTACTTATGAAATAAACAAATCATATAATGGTATTGCTGTTTGGTCTGATGGTTCAAACTGGATAGTAATACAAGCAAAATCAACCTAATGGCAAACAAAAGCAAAATGAAATGTAACCGAGTGGTTGCATCGGACAGAGCTGGTAAAAAGAAAATGGTCAAGGCTTGCGAAGGTGGCAAGGAGAAGCTTATTCACTTTGGAGCAAAAGGCTATGGTCACAACTATTCTTCTGCTGCTCGTAAATCTTTTAGAGCTAGACACAAGTGTAGTTCGGCAAAATCTAAAATGTCTGCACGCTACTGGGCTTGTAAAAAATTATGGGCAGGAGCAGGCGGTTCTACCAAGAGTTCACCCAAAAGTAGGCAAGGAAAATATTAGTATATTTGTAGAATAAAATTTATAGGATGAAAAAGCAAGGTTACAATTCAAGACTAGACGAATCTTTAGGAGCTCGTAACGGCAAAAAATCTCAGTCCATGAAAGATAGAAGAGATGAAAGCAAGGCCATGTCAAAAAAAATGTATGGTCACGCATACGGAGCAGACAAAGGGATGGAGTATAGAAGTGATAATTTACATTACAAAACGCATAACCACTTAAAATAATATGAGAAAATTAGCAGCATGGCTTGTAAAGGCCGCTAATTGGATTAGCGCTTTTTGGAATAAGTGTAAGTGTTATTGGAACAAAGCTTTGTTATTTATTTCATTCAAAACCAAAGGATGTGATAATAAATTATGTACTTGTAAAAAATGAAATCAAGAGGTCTCGGGGATACAATACATAAATTCACAAAAGCCACAGGCATAAAGCGCGTGGTAGATACAGTTGCTAAGGCAACAAACACTGATTGCGGATGCGATGGTCGCCGTGATTCTTTAAATAGATTAATACCATATAAAGATTAAAAATGGCATATCAAAAGTTACAAGTAGGAAGAGCAGCATCGGTAACTCCAAGCGATACAGCAAATATTCCTAGCGTTTCAGGAGGCACAAACAACGGTTGTGTTTTGTATGTTGGGAGCGCTGGAAATTTAAGAGTACAGACAGTTGGGGGAGATGATGTTACATTTAACAACATTAATACTGGAGCATTTATTCCTGTACAAATTGTAAAGGTGTATGCTACAGGAACTACTGCAAGTAATATACTTGCATTGTGGTAAAATATAAACGATGGGATTAGCAAACTGGATAGCAATATCGATAACATCAAACCTGATTTCACAGGCCCCTCCTATCGGAAGCACAGATATAATAAGCGAAATAGGAGTGCAAATGATTAATGAAGATGCATCGGCACAAGATTTAATAACAGAAGGACAGTAAAATGGCAATAAAGTTTTCACAATTCACAGTAGGCTCATCAACATCTGATATAGATTATTTGGTTGGCTACAAAAACACAGACAATATCCAAATCCCAGTAGGGCTAGTCGCAGCTAACACTACTTATGGGGTTAGTACGGCTCAAGCAGGGGCTAATGAAACAATAACATTAACAGGCAGTGATTCATCTACAGACACTATTACAATAACAGCTGGTAATGATATTAGCTTAACAGATGATGGTGCGGGTAATGGATTTACAATTGCTTCTACGTTTGTGGGAGATACTTATACTATTGGAACTTCTACAAATGGTTCTAGTGTAGATGTAAATCTTGATGCAGCAGCTGGAGCGGATAGTAATATAACACTAACTCCTGCAACCGGCATTAGTATTTCTCAAGCGGCAGATGTTGTAACTATAACAAATACTGAACCTAATGCAACTCACACAGGAGATGTAACTGGTTCGGCAGCTCTTACAATTGCAAACGATGTTGTTTCTTATGAAAAAGTAGACAATGAATTTAAAACTTCTGATGCTCTTACTGCGGCAGCAACAGTTGATGTTAATTTTGATACAGCTCAAATATTTACACTTACACCAACATCAAGCACAACATTAAACATCACTAATCCAAAAATCGGAATTACAAAGGCAATTATTGTGACGGGAGCAGGAGGGTCTTATACTTTATCTTTTACAGTAGGAGGTGCTGCTGGAACTTTTAATAAAATTGCGGGAGACTATGATGACACTAGTTCAACAAAAAATTTCATTCAAATTATTTGTGTGAGCGCAACTGAATTTTGGTATAGTATTTCACAAATTTCTTAAAACATGTTTGGACAAAGTTTAAATTTTGGAGCTTTAGGGGGGGGTGCAATAGAGGTAAATTTTATGGCTCTTGCCGGTGGGGCATC